TGGCTACAACATCGTTGATAAAGAGATTACGAGCGTAACTTCGTCAACATTCGTTGTTGGTGAATTCACGAGCAATATAGCCGCATTCGTCTCGGGCGGTTTGGCAAATTCCTTTGGCTATGACTACACAGTTAGAAGATATGGCATCGACGTTTATCGTGGGTTCGCTAACGATGTTTTTGAAGTTTCCTACGATGCTGGTCTCAATGGTCTCAATATTCCCGTATTCAAGTTGATGATTCTGCGTGCCGCTACTCGTGAGATGCAGAACATGCACGACGATGTCGTTGGCATCAAAGACCTTGAATCGCGTAATGTTGCCCCATTAGAAACTGGATTTACTGAACGTGAGTTAATGACACTCAAGCGATATCGGCGAGTTAGGGTCTCCTGATGGCAAGCATAGACATCAAGGTTCGGATGATTGACAACGACATCCCTGATGAAATTGAAAAAATCAAAGACAACCTAGATGACTTTGGCCCAGTCTTCAAAGAAGCAAAAGAAGACCTTCAAACACTCTGGAAAAATAACTTTTTGCAAAATGGACTGCCCGCCGGAGGCTGGAAGCCCCTCGATGCAGAGTATGGTTCCTGGAAGTCTATCAACTTCCCCGGGAAAGGCCCAATGGTTCGTAGTGGCAAACTATTCAGGTCACTTACTGATTTGCGTGGTAATCCTAATAAAATAGATAAAAAAGAAGCAACCTTTGGTACAAACATCAAATATGCTGAGTTTCATCAGTCGGGTACTCGCAATATGCCCGCCCGCCCTGTTGTTTTTGTTACCGAACGGTACGAGCGTAAATGGGCAGATGCAGCGGCCGAGCACGCCGCGGAATAGGTGAATTATGGCTATTGAACCGATGCATGGAGCCCATTTTGCAAAATCATATGTAGGCGCATATTTGACGGCCAATTTACCTGGGCGATTAGTCAGTTATAGAAATGCTTGGGCCGTTGATGACGTGACTCTTCCAAGTCCAGTCAAATATTTAACCTACGAGCCAATAGCACTAGACGAATGGCCGACAATCATCACCACTGCAACATCTATGACTGGTCTTGAGCGTATTAGTTACGATAGAGGCAACCCCTTGTATCGCGTCAAATACTCAATGAGAACATATGTTTGGGTAAAGACAGAGCAGTCCGCAGAGGCCACTATCATGCGAGATAGACTAACTACGGTAGTGCGTGCGGCACTTCTTGATTATCCTTGCCTAAAAGCGACAGACCCCCGAGATACGTTCAAAGCAACGATTGATGAGAGTTCTATCCGGGAAGAATACTCAGACTTAACTCTCCTTAAGGGCGACAGGGTTTTAGCAGGTTCATATATTTCCTATGAACTAGATATAGATGAAATTGTAATGCGCGAACCAATTGCAATACTCAATTCCATAGACCTGGAAGTCATCCAGAAGGGCGTGACCGAAACAAGGTCTTCGTCAATAACTGGAGCGACGAAAACGGGCAAGAATATTGTATATACCGCTGCAAATAACTTTGTGACTGGGCAAAAAGTCACAATAGTGGGGATATCCCCAACTGCCTACAACCTTTCTCAGGTTGTCATTTCTGCCAGAACAAGTAGTAATTTTACAATTTCTGGCATAGACGGAGCGTTTGACTCCTATGTTGGCGGCGGCATCGCCTATGCCTACTCTACAATTTAGCGAAATGATGTAATATTTTGTTATAGCAACCCAATGGAGCGGCACAATGGAATTCCAAGATATTGATAACCAGCAAGATATTGAGTCATACTTGAATCGCGGGTACACAGTCATTAATAACCTGACAGGTTTTCCAATGCGTTTAGTGCCACACCAGGCAGATTTGTATGCTCAAAAGTGGGCAGCAGTAAAGGGTGGCGAAGATTACTTGCTTGGTCTATTCAACGAAGGTTTTATCAGTTTGACTAAAAGCACCTTACAATCTCCTGCCGTTGAGGTGCCAGAAACATCTAAAAATAAAAAGAAATCAAAAGAAACAGACGAAGAGGGCATTGTTATTGCAAATGAATTGTCGCAATTAGATAATTCAACCGAGGTTTCTAATGAAATTAAAGACCCCGAGGTGCAAGAGAGTGCCCAATGAGTTTGGTATTCTCTTAGAGCGTACTACGGTAATGGTTTGGTTGGGTAACTAAGCAAACGTGCCGAAAATAGAGCAACCAAGGAAGGTCCTATGCCTGGTATACAAATTTCAACAGCAGTTAGAACTGGCCCCACCAATACGACGGTTCGGGAGTCCTCTCAGGCCTTCTTCGTCGGCAAGGCGGAGCGTGGGCCCGTTGACAAGGCATTATTAGTAACAAGCCTTGAAGATTTTGAACTCAAGTTTGGCAATTACGTAAATGGATATTACCTACATTCAACTGTGGAGACATTTTTTGAAGAAGGCGGCACGCAGTGCTACGTCGCTAGAGTTGAAAAAACATCATCAGGCACGGCATCACTCTCGGCAAGCGCCACGGTCCCCAATGACCTCGAATCATCAACGACTGCCATTACCTTGACCGCAGATGGTCCTGGTACATGGGCAAACGGCTCAGCCGGCGGCCTTTCGTTCACTGTAGAAGCAGGTTCGGTTACTGGTGCGCGCGCTCTGACCCTATATCTAGACAGCCGAGTCATTATGACTACTGGCTCCTGCCTCACCACGGCTCAAATGGTGGGCAAAATTAATACCCATCCAGTAGCATCGCTCCTGGTTAACGCGGTTGAAACCAACGCTGGAGTATATACGTCGGCAACATCCATGCCTGATATTAATGCAACGGAAACAGACTTCACTGGCGGCACTATCGGAGCCACCGCAATTGCTGATGCACAATATACGACCGCCCTTGGATTCTTCCTTGACTCGTTTGGAACTGGCCTTGTTGCCATCCCAGAAGTACCAAGCGTCGTCACTAGTGGTGCCTTTGATGCTGTCACTACAGCGTTAATCGCACACTGCAACACTTACAGTCGCATTGCTGCCCTTCATGGTGCAATCGGCGACTCTACTGCCACCATCCGTGGAGTAGCGCAAGAAGCACAGTCGCTAGAAAACGCAGAACATATTGCGGTTTACTACCCATGGGTAACGGTCCCGACCGGAACTGTTGGAGTGAATCGTCCTATTCCGCCAAGTGGCTATGTCGCTGGCGCTCGCGCACGCGCACACAACCAAGTTGGCCCCCATCAGCCCGGTGCTGGAATTATCTCAGATGGCCGATTTGTTAATGGTGTCTATGCCTCGGTTGACAAGGCCAACGGAGACATCCTTGATGCTGACTCAGTCAACGCCATCAGAATCATCAACAACCGCGTCCGCATCTATGGAGCGCGCTCATGCTCACCTGATACTGGCAACTATCGCTACATCAGTTCACAAGATGTCGTGAACTACGTTGTGGTTCAGGCCAACCGTGCACTAGAAGATGTCCTCTTTAGCCCAATTGATGGTCGCGGTGGAATGTTTGCGGCAATTGAGGCTCACCTCGTTGCGGTAATGGAGCCGCTGCGAGCCCTGGGTGCACTCTACGAAGCATTTGACGTAAATGGTCGTCGTATTGACATGGGATACACTGTTAAGTGTAATAACTCAATCAACCCCCTCTCGCAACTCGTCAATGGCACAGTTACGGCCAGAGTCGGATTACGAGTATCAAGTATTGGCGACTCAATCCAAGTCGACATCATCAAGTCAAACCTCACCACGTCAGTGGTCTGAGTTCAGTTCTAGTAGCGGAGGCTTAAATGGCAAAGGTATCTCAAAGGCAGATTCTGGCAGACATCAGTCCTGTCAATCAGAATCACCCCAAATGGATTGGGTTCAAGTTCGCCCAAGTTTCCGGTGGCGAAATTACTGCATCTGTAGAAAAGATTTACGAAGGTGGAGCAAGATTCCCTACGGTTCTTTGTGCCCCTTTTGAAATTGGCGACATTACGCTCACCGCTCATTATGATGATGAGTTCACTGGGGACCTCACCAATACTGCTTCTGGACTTGCTAGAAAAATCCGTGATTTGCGTCAATTAGTTGGAAAAGCATATTACGACATCAATATCAAGACCTATAACTGTGATATTGAGGAAATTGGCAACGACCGCATCTACACGGGAGCACTCCTTGTTGGCATTACGGAACCTGATGGTGACTCTTCGTCGGGTGCTCCTGCAACATTCTCTCTTACCTTTAGCATCTCCACCGTAGCCTCTGGTTCATAGTATTCGGTAGTTGCACTACAGGAAAATAAGGTGTGGTAGGTTTCTCGTATGAGCGAAAACCCACTTTACGAAGAAGCAGAAGCGACAGAAGCGACAGTCAAGACCCCCAAGGTTAAGACAGCCAAGTCCGAGACTCCACTGGATAGACTCCTTTTGGTCATTTCATCCAAGGTTGAGATTCCGGAAGTTTTACTAGAAGTACCATCTCGTCCTGGAGTCAAACTGCGCATTTCCCCTAATGTCTCCCAGCAGCACATTCGTGCATGGAGAAAGAATGCGGGCGAAGACTCAAAGCATGGAATGGATTCCACAAAGTTTGGTGCCTACGTTATTGGTAACACAACAGTTGGAATCATCATCAATGATGAAGAAGTCGAAGAAGATGGTCATGCAATTAACTTTGCCTCACCATCAATCCTTGCTGCCACAGATACGAGTCGTCCTGTCCCTGACGCTGTACGGGCATTCTTTGGTGTTGATGCCCACGTAGAGTCTGCTGCTCTCGCAATTCTTGATGCGGCAGGATATGGAGATACCGTTGAAGTTGAGGACCCTATGAAGGAGTCTTCGACGAACTGATTGAAGACTCCTACGTAAAGAGTGCTGCCAGACTTGGTGAACTATGGCATGTAAGTCCTATTGAATTATTATCGTATGATGATGATGAATGGTTGATATTACTGGCATGTGCTAAAGTTATAGGTATAGACCGCGAGGAGCAGGAACGTCAGTCGAAGAGTCGTCGTTCCTGACGTAAGCCTTTATTGAGAGGTGGGGCCAATGGCCGCAACTTCAACTTTAACACTTAGGGTAAAGACTGTTGGCGAACGGTCAATCGACTCAGTAACGCGCAAACTCCTCAAGTTGCAAACTATGGTCCATAGTTATGGCTCTATTAGTTCCCGTAGTCTTGAGGCCACCAACGTAAAGTGGAAAAAGCACTTTGACAGCGTTGATAAGGGTATTCAGATGTTCGGTGGGATGCTCACCAAATTTGTGACAAAGAGTGCCAAGTTTGCGGCCCTACAGGTTGGAGCCCTCGGTGTAGCCATGATGGCAGTCCATGCTGCTTTCGTACTAGGCAACGCAGCAGTAAAGGCCTTTCAATTCCTAGCAACAGGAGCCGCTGGAGCCGCAGCAGGTCTGGCAGCAGCAGCATCCATAGCCGCGGCAGCAGTACGCGAGCAACAGATAGCGATGTACTCGTATAAGGGTGGGAATAACTATCAAAATGCATCAGTCGCAATGCGCGCTTTGGCCGCCGATGCAGACTTGGCTACTGTCGGTGCGGCTAATCTTAATGCCGTTTTTGCTGAAGTATCTAAAACCTCAACGTTTAGTGCAGGCTCACAAAATCTCCTGAAGGGACTTATGGATTTTGCTTCTGCTGGCAAGCCACTTGAAGAAGGAGCCAAGTCGGCCGGCAAACTCATTGCGGCGATGCAGGACCCCAAGGGTTCTTTTAGCAAAATGAAAGAAGCCGCCAAGGAACTTGGTCCTGAAATGGAAAAGGCAATAAGTGACCTGGGCATCACTTCTGCTGATGAATTAAAAAAAGCAATCATGGATGGAACTCTCTCCGCTGCCGGTGGAGTTGATGGGCAGTTTAAGAGAGTTAATGACACGTTAGTTAATAGGTTTAAATCTTCATTTGCGCTTATCAAAAATGACTTTGCTGATTTCGGCGACCCCCTGCTTGCTCCAACTAAAAAGATGTTTGAGGGCGTAGTCGGCATATTTAATACTACTTTTGCAAGAGTTGCTGGCGATATTGCGGCATTTGCTCAAGGTGGAATGTTTGACGACATAGAAGGCGTCATCGGCAAGATGGCAGATTTCTTTGTTAACTTTATTAGGGACTATTTGCCAAAAGTTGAAGGCATGTTTGGCAGTCTGGGTAGTTGGTGGGACCGCTTCAAAGAGGGATGGAACATGGTCCTAGAAAAACTACGCCCTCTCATTGAAGGGGCAAGGGTTTTTGAAGAAACACTCATGAGAGTATTACGACCAATTGGTGCATCGCTGTCAGAAGCATTCGGAGGCTTTAATGAGCAAGTCGTAGCGAACGCCGACAAGTTCTACGAGTTCGGCGACGCCATTGGTCGGTTCATTGTAGTTATGTCCAAATATGCCGGAACCGTACGAGACATATTCATAGATGCGCTTCCGTTTATCACCAAAATTGTCGACGGCCTAACTGGGATAGTTGATATGTTCATGAGTCTCCTTGGTGGATTTAGAGACCTCATGGGTGGCGGTGGGATGGGTTCATTCATGCTCATCGCCAAATTGCTTGTAGGTGGACGGGCAATGAAGAAAACAACCGGTGGCGTTCTTGCCTCTTATGGGTTGAGAGATACAACGCAGGCCAGAATTGACCGCGGCCCTCTTACGGGCCAAACAGCAGGGGGCAACGTCACGGAAGGCGGTAAAGCGCGAGCCGAAAGAATCGCCAAGACCGCTCAGGCCGTTAACCAACAGCGGGTTATGCAAATGAGTGTCCAAAGCATGACTGTTATGAGTTCTTCAGACAAGGAAACTACGCGCGCTGCCAGGAAAAAACAAGAACGCGAAGCGAAAGCGGAACGCGTAGCAAAAGCACAAGCAAAAGAACAAGCAAAATCACAAGCACAGGCAACCAGGTCGGCGGCCGCTGCTGGGAAATCTGTACAGGCTGCACTTGGTAATCAACCAGCCGCCCAATTACAAAAAGTGGGTATACGCGGGAGGATTAGCGCCTACAGAGACGCCAGGCGAGCCGCTAAGGCCGATTTTGAGGCAAACCGAGGAACGATTAAGTTGCCTCAATACGACCCAGTTGGTCCCACCACTTATGCCGAACGCAAGAACACTTGGTTCAATAGGAACTTCCGAATGTCCTCTCAGGCCAATGCGGAAATGCGAGAAGCAGAAGCGAAACGCCAGGCTGCGATGCCGGGATATCAAGGAAAAGGGTTCTTTAGGACGGCGAGGGGCTACACGCAAGGTATTCGCCAGATGCGCGATTCTGCTGGCTACAAGAGAATATTCGGTGGAGATATTGGCACCAAAGATAATCCCAACATAAAGAAGGGTATTAATAATTCAATGGCGGCAGGCATGGGAGCCAGTGTCGCGCTTGGAGTCGCTTCTAAACTTATGCCCGAGGAAGCCCAAGGAGCGCTGGCTTTGGGTTCAGCGGTAGCGATGGTCAACCCGCTCGCAGGTCTTGCTGTAGGTGTCGTTGGAGGCCTCGTAATGGGAATTAGAGGCGCGACAGCACGAAAGAAAAAGGAAGCAACCGCAATGGCGCACAGCATAGCCAATAAATTTGCCACCGACACAATGGGTGCTTTCCGGGATGGAATTAAGGACGCAATTGATACCGGT